CTTTTTCGCCGGAGCTTTTGGCGTTGCCTTCGAACTTCTTTAGCGATGCCTCGGCTTTGTCGAGCCTAGCGATGACCTCGATAATTACTTCGTTATCAGCCGCCATGCTTATAGTTTACCCAAGCCAAGCATTTTAGCTAGTTCCTGCACGCTAACAGGCGTCGAATAGGTTGAAGGATAAGCCGCGCGGTGGAGCTTCCGGTGCAGTTCTTCGCGTGATCCCTTTTTCATATGCGGCCAGTCTCCTATGGAGAAGCGCATTAGAATCTCCTGCGCCTCTAAAACCTCAATCGCTTGGTAATAGGAAAGCGTAGTCTCTGCGTCGAACTCTTCAAAACTGAAGCCATAGAACCGGGCGAGCTTGGCTAGCTTATAATCAAGATCGCTCAGCTCTTTTTTTGAGGCAGGACCGCTTCAACGATGCTCTGCGTATACTCAGGATCAAGCGCCCAGCCGACCGCCTCGGGAAGGCCCAGAGTCGCCAGCAAGCTGACGGTGGTGTCTAGGCCGTTCTCTTCTTTAGCGGAGGCGAGCGCGCGGATCTCGGCGTTACTAGGAACGCGAAGATCGTAGTGGGTTGTGTCGTCAACCCACACGCGGATCTTCTTAACTACTGGCTTAAGCTCCAACAACTGAGAAGTTCCCGGTGATGTGGTTGCCGATCACGCCAAGTCGGAAGGCGGTCGCCTTAGTCGAGTCAGGGAAGCAGCGGAAGGTGACGCTCAAGATAGAGGGGTTCTCGCCGGAGAAGGAGAACGAGCCGGGCACAGGGTAGGCCTTCCAGAAAGCAACGTCTTCGGCGTAGTTAGAGGCGCCGTTAACGACAGGGTGAAAAACGAGCTTCGCGGCTTGTGATAGGACTTGCGTGAAGTCCTTAGCGGAGCCCCAGCCGACGACATCGGCAGTAGCGCCAGAGGCGTTATCGACGGTGCCTGCGGCGCCCATCAGCAGCTTGACGTTAGCGGTGCTGGTTTCCTTGATCGAAACGGACACTTCAACGGACTTGCCGGTGCGGATAGCGGAGATGATGTTGGTACCTTCCTGATGGGCGGTCACGTCCACAAGGTCCTCGGTGAATGCGATCTCAAGATCGCCATCAGTAAAGCCAAGAGCGGAACCGCTCCAGGTGATCGTCATTGGTTGGACTTTGATGTTAGCGACGGTTCCCATTTAGTTACCCCTTTATACTGACAAGATTATAAGACAACGGAACGTGATTTCAAGGACCGACACATTATCGTTCGAGGCGGTTAGCTGTTCGATGGTGTGCCCATCATAGTATACGTTTTTAATCTCAGCGCCGAGCCTGCGCGTGGGCGCGAGACACCTGGCAAGGATAGCGTCGAGGTCCGTGCAGCACTGATCGATGGCGGAGGCCGGGTCCTTGAATCCCTTGCGGGCTATGCGGATCGTGACCTGCGCCTCGACGTCTTGTGAGTTAGGGTCGTAGGCGTCGCGGCGGGAGCCGGAGATAGGGGACAGGTGATAGGAGCCGGAGAGGATCGTGGAGGGGATGTTATCGACGTTGAAGCCATCCTTCCATTCCTTGAACGAAAGCGCGTCTAGCTGGGTGCGGAAGTAGGCGCGCACAACGGAGAACATCAGCGCCTCGCCACGAAGGCCGTCGCGGTATCGACCCCCTCGCCGTCATCCGCAGCGCCGTCGCCATCGGCGTCAAGGCGCAGGAATAGGGTCTTGCCCCACGATTGGCGCAGCGCGGAATAGCGCACGGCCTTCTCGTGGAACACGTCGTCAGTGGCGTTAGATACGCCCTCGAAGATGAGCTGCAGGACCCACATCGTGGACCACTGTTTTACTTCCTCGACGTCCAGGAACGCGGCCTTAGTATATGGGTCGCCAGACGTGTCGGTGTAGCCTTCGCGGCGAAGCTCTTCAATGATCAGCTTCTGCGCGCGGCGGTGGATATTTAAAAAAGAGTTCTTTCCGGGAGAGGTCCACTGGAGGATGTCCGGCTCGTGGAGCTTGATGTCGGCATCAGTTGAGAAGAGCGAGTCACTGGCAACGGTAACAACGGTGATCGTCGTGCTGATTTCAGCCGACGCGCCCGATGCGGTCACGCGTGCGGTGACAGTGACGGCGCCGGATGCGGAGAAGCTCCAGTCAAGGAACTTGTCTGCGGTCACGGTAATGAANCTAGCCAGCGCTGTTGGCCTGATCTGCACGAGATCGATCGCCGCCTCNTNTTGAGTAACGAACGACTTCAGAGCAGACAACCGCGTGCGGTCGCCGACCTGAATAAGGGGTTCAATCTCAAGGTGCGGAAAAATCATCTAACCCCCATGTGAATAGGCCCGAGGATGCCGCTAAGCACCCCCAGGCCAAAAGATGTTTAGGCGTTCGGGTTAAGGAAGTGAACCAGAACCTTGAGCTTGCCAGCCGTCAGAGCTGCCGAGGCGATAGTGATACGCACGTCGCCCTCGTTAGCTGCATCAGCGAAGAAAGCGGAGGCGGAGCTGGTCTTGAGACCCCAGCCGAGGCCGCCCACTGCGGTGTTCACGAGGTACTTATCGTCATCGCCTTCGACACCGATTTTAGCCGATGCGCCGGAGCCGGTGCACGCGGTTTGAATCAGAACCTGGTGGCCGATCACGATGGCCGAGGCGGGAAGCTTGGCCTTGTTTGCCTTGGCAGACAGGACTTTGACGCCGGTGGCGCCGCCGTCTACTGCGAAGTCGTACTCGTATTCTGCGGTTTGGATGTTGTCGTTTTTGAAGTAGCTCATCTATTTTCCCCTTAAGAAAGAGTAACAACGCGCTTGTTGTCGAGTTGCTTCAGACCCCAGAGGGTGTCCACGTTAACGCGTGCAGCGCGCTTGCCTTCGGAGCCCAGATCATAGACGCCGACGGTGAGACCTTGCTGAGCCGCCATCGTCATGAACGAGCGGTGGAACAGATAGGCCACGTTGCCGACGGTCGTCGTGAGGTGGGGGCTGAAGCCGAGCAGGGATTGGCCGATTTCGCCAGTGGTGAGTGGCGAGCCACCCAACACGAAGTCGCTCGACGTGAAGCCGGTCACGTTGAAGATGTCGTTGGTTTGAGCTGCGCCCAGAACCATGTGACGATCCGACATGGGGACGTCTTGGTTATCGAGCAGTTCCTTGGCTTCCAACAGATCGGCGAGGGCCAGGGTCGTGCCGCTGTCGTAGGCAAGGGTGTGATCGGGGGCAGATGCCGAGGGAACGATAGCTGCGATGATGACGGCTTGCTGACGCTTTTGGATGGCGTAGATAGCCAATTCACGGAGCTTATCCATAGCGGGCAGCGACTGAAGCTGGGCCTTGTTCGTGATGATGAAATCCTTGAACGTGCGCTTATTGATCACGAGCGATTGCTGCGTGACAGTCACGGCGTCGGCGTCGGCCTTCGCGCCTTCAGCCAATTCAAGAGCATCGCTGAATTCGGGGAAGGTGCTGATCTTGACGGTATCGCCAAGGTTAGCAATCTCACCCTCGTAGTCGCGGCTGATGATCGAGTTGAAAGGGAGCGAAGCAAGGAGTTCGTCGTAGTAACGAGCGCTCCAGATTTGGGGGACGATCACCGATAGTTCGGCTGCCGCCGTATGGATTTGGTCAGACATGAATTACACCTCTTATTTTTGCTGTTTAAATTGCTTGAAGGCTTTCTCATAGGCGGCGTAATCCCCGGTCTTCTGAGCCTCTAGAGATAGTTTAATTAAATCCTTGTGAGATACAATCCCTGTTGACTGGGAATTTACTTGGGGATCTGCGCTCGCGATTGTAGTGCGCGCGCCGCCAAACCAGTGCGGTCGCGATAACTTAAGCTGTTCGATGGCATTCTCGACGCCGAGGATGTTCACTCGTCCAGTGGATGTCGTCTCAACTTGAACCTTATCGAGTGACACTAACTCCAAATCTTTGACGGCTTCGGCGCGAATGCCTGAGCGCACAGCCGCTTCCTTAACGGCGTTGAACTTCTTCTCCTCGACAAAAGCCTTGCGCGTTGCCACGTCGCGATCTTCAAGCTCACGCAGCCGCGTGTCCTTTTCCTTGGCCAGTTCTTCCCAGCGTCCTTGCTCCATGAGGAGCTTCTCGCGCTCGGCGGCTGACTTAACGGTCAGGTCTTTGGCCTGGCTTTTCCACTTGTGAACCTCAGCTAGAACTTTCTCAAGCTCTGCCTTGGGCACCATTTCAGTGGGGGTTTCGGGCGCGACAATAGGCTCGGCGATGGCCGGGGTTTCGATGGGATCAGACATATGCACTTCCTTCTCGACATGGCACCGCCATAGTCGGCGTAGCTACCAGCTACCGCTTCAGAATATCAGAAAGAAATCTGGCGTAAAGGTCACGCACGCGTCGAGTGATTGTGACCGTGAAGGCGTCGCCCGCATCGCTGGGCATGAAGTGACGACGAGGGATGTCTTTCGTGCCGTCGTTGTGGGCCTTCGCTTTGACGCCCTGCGTGCCCTTGATGCCGATGTTCACGCCTGCGCCTGCGGCTGGGTAGGCTTTAAGCGCGGCGAGCATATCGCCGGACAGATAGAGGTTCACTGGGCGCTTGTTCTTCTGATCGCCGGGATACTTCTTCGGGTCTTTATAGGCGACGAAGCGGCGCTCCCCGCGCACAGGCGAGACGCCTGCGGCGATTGATTCCTTCATGTCGGATATGATCTGCTCCGCTACCTCAGCCTTATTGGCTTTGTCTGCGATGATCTTGCGCATCTGGATTAGCAGGTTAAGCCGCACAAGCACTACAGCCATTTGATTAGTCCCTTCGCCGCCAGCGTCTCATACCATGTGACCGAGCGCAGGACGGCCATGCGGATCTCTGAGCGGGAGCTTAGATTGAACGCTGCCGACAACACATCATAGAGCGAGGAGGACGAGTCAACCACATCGAGAAGCTCCTCGGCTTCCGTCGGGCTAACCGCCGTCGCATCTGCGATGATGCGCGCTACTTCTTTTTCAATGTCGGAGGTGAACCCCTCACCCTCGCCAGGAATAAACTGGCGAGTAGGTAGAGCAGATTCGCCGCTAAGATTGTTATGGCCATCCGCACGTAGAGCGGCCTCACCGAAGATGCCAAATTCAATTCCGTCAGCAGTAATTCGATAGTCAAGGCTATCGAGCATATCGCCAGATTCTTCGAGGTTAGGAACGCCGGGTAGGCCCTCGGATACTTTTCGTTCTTTGTATTTGGGCGATAGGGCTTGGAAGGAGTCACCTGTTACTGGGCTTTTCCTCTGGCTCACTCTCAACAGGGCTTGCTCCAGGAGGAAGTCCCCGACCTCCGCCTTCGCCTCGTCCGGCAGGTTGTCCCCCAGCTCGATCATCGCTGTTGTTCGAGATGCCGTTGCGTTGGTCTTCTTCACTTCCACTTATTTTAAACCCCCTACCGGCAGACCCAAGGATGCCGCTCGCTTCTTCCGGCGTTACTAGGAAAGCCCGGACAATGATCTGCACGCCCGCGTCTCGCGGTAAAGTGCCGTCGGCAACCGACTTAACTACATCGACCATAGATGTGACTTGGGCGCCGTTTAGCGCGGTGTCGGAAACGGATTGAGCCGTCTCAGTGGGGGCACTTGTAACGGAGTCGTTTTGAACAATAGAGGGGGCTGCCTCCGGGGTTGCGCCTTCTTCGGGGCTGGCGACAGGGCCGGACAAGGACCGCATCTTCTCTTCGAGGATGTCTTTCAGCTTCTGCTCCGCCTGCTCATCGTCGAGCTGCGGGTTCTCTTGCTTGATAGCGTCGAGCATGGTCATGAGGCCAATGGATAGCTTCTTCTCGATAACATCAAGGCGCTCCTTATCGGACTCGATAGCCTTGGGTTCATTGAAGGCAGTCATGACATCGAACTCGGCGGGGAAGTCGATCATGGACGCCTTCTCGCTCAGCTCGCCGCGCGACTTCAGAAGCGTGTGCCACTTGGCGATGACGTGCCAGACCCTCGGCTCGTTGTCCTCGAACACCTGCCGCTGGTCCT